GGCAGATGGATATGCCAAAATCATCACAGGCATGGAAGCCGACATTGAAGCCCTGAGGGAAGAGGAGGCGCGGCTCTATACGCGGCGTAAAAGGCTGGAGGACCGCAAGAAGTGGCTGAAGGACAACCTGGAGGCCAACATGCGTGAGATTGGGAAGACAAAATTCAAGACGGCCCTGTTCAGCTTCAACATCCAGAAGAATGGAGGCCTGCAGCCATTAATCATAGACGGGGCCATCGATGACATACCGGGACGCTTCCTTATCCCGCAGGACCCGGTCCCGAACAACGAGGCCATCCGTGGCCTGCTGGCGGAGAAGCAGGTTGACTGGGCCCACCTGGAGCCGCGCGGCGAGAGCCTGAGGATAAGGTGATGGCCGGGGGAGATATCACCCCGTTCCGGATGCAGGTGCTCATGGATGTGGCGGCCCGGATTGTGAAGACCATGGTCACGGGTGCCTGGCATCTGTCCTTCGAGGAGATGGACATGGTGCTGGCACTGGTACGGAACGGGATGGATGAGAGTATAAGACGCAACATGGAAGGAGAGCGGAAGGATGTTTTTGAAAACAGCGGAATTAAATAAAATGATGAAGTCGGCGCTTAAGGGTGCAGGGCTTTATGTGGGAAACATCATGGGGGCCTACCTGGTATATGGAAGCACCTGGGGATTGAGTACGGATACGGAATACGCTTCCAACAGGTTCAAGGCTGCACTTATTGGACTGATTGGGGATATCCCTGAACCTGGGGAATGCTATAGGTACTATATGAAGGAGAAACAGGTAGCGCAGGACAGATGCGTGGATTATCCGGATGTCTATGAGGCCTGGAAGGCAGCGAAGGACCATGCGGTGGGGACCCCGCTCAACCTTGTTTCCTGGCCCCATGAATTCACGGTGTATCAGATACATAGCGATAGGAGTTATGTAATTGCGCCAAGATGCTGTACAAAGGATGTGATAAGCGCAAAGGAGCTGGATAACAGCGTGGAATCCATGCCAGGAAGGCCAAGCTATATGCCGTGTACCCTGTATTGGAAGAATGATACCACTATTTACTGGGTTGTGACAGTGGGGCAGGGCGAACGCGCCAGGGATGTATTGTTCCCAGCGTTATCAGGACTTGATTTCTTCCGTGAGGACTGGCTTCTGGAAGAAGAGGTGGAAGAGACAGATACTGAGGAGATGGAAGAGGAGTGCCCGGACGGCGGGGAACTTCCGTATGTATAGGAGGACTGTATGGCAATACCTGTTTTGATTATGGGAAAGTCCGGGAGCGGAAAATCCCGGAGCATGAAGAACTGTGTGGGAAAGGATTTTGGCTTAATTCGAGTGATCAACAAGCCTTTGCCCTTTAAGGGGAAGATTGGAGGTTCCGTAAGCGATAAATATGATTATATAAAGCAATGCCTGAAAAGCCCGAACTGGCCAAAATCCATTGTGATTGATGATGCTGGTTACCTGATTACGGGGCAGTTTATGGACGGCCACAGTACCACCGGGAAAGGGAATGCAGTGTTCGGGTTGTACAATCAACTGGCGGACGATTTCTACCGGCTGATAAAGACTATTCAGGATGAGGTGCCGGAGGATCGGATTGTGTACGTGATCATGCATGAGGATACGAATGATTACGGAGACATCAAGCCGAAGACCATTGGAAAACTTCTGGACGAGAAGGTGTGTCTTGAAGGACTATTTACAGTGGTTCTCCGTTCGGTGAAGGCAGACCGGTATGTATTTATAACCCAGTCCAGGGACGGGGCCGTGAGCAAGGCGCCGGATGATATGTTTGAGAACGTGGAAATAGACAATGATCTGCTGATGGTGGATAACACCATCCGGGAGTATTACGGGATACAGAATCCCAAGAATTTAAAGGAGGACAAGCGGAATGATTAAGAAACCACAGGGATATGACGAGGCAGCTGCTTACACAGGAGAATCACAGCAGCTGCCAAAGGGAAAATACGAATGCATCATTAAGCAGGTAGCGGTACAGGAATCAAAGAATGGGAACCAGCAGTTCGTAATCCTGTTTGATATCCTGACAGGTGAGCATAAGGATTTTTACCAGAAACTGTTTGACGCCGAGAAGATCCAGAACCCTTCCAGCGCCAAGTGGAAAGGTGTGTTCAAACAGAACATGGACGGCAAGGGCCTGTCCTGGTTCAAAGGTGTCATCACATCCATTGAGCGGACGAACAACTTCACCTTCCAGTGGGACAAGGAAGGTAACGAGAAGATGCTGGTTGGGAAACGGTTCGGGGGTGTATTCCGGCGCAGGCAGTTCGAGACGGAGGACGGGTACCGTCCCATCGTGACCGAACTGTTCCGCATACGCAGCGTGGCAGGCCTTGCTGAGGCGGAAGTTCCAGAGGATGAACTTCTGCCGGGTGGTCCAGTACAGAGAAAAGTTCCTGACACTGCCAGTACGGTTGGGGATGGATTTATGAACATCCCAGATGGGGTTGAAGATGAGGGGATACCGTTCATGTAATTATGACCCGGAGTTGTTCCAGAAGGTCAGGGAAGGAGTCCCAATGCGGCAGGTGGCAGAATTCTACGGCCTGCAGGTGAACCGGAAGGGGCTATGCCAGTGCCCCTTCCACCATGATACGAACCCCAGTCTTAAGATATATCCAGATGGGAAGGGGTTTTATTGCTTTACTTGTGGTACAGGTGGGGACCAAATAAAGTTCACAGCGTTGTACCGTGGAATCAGCAACACGGATGCCGCCAGGGAGCTGGCTGCGGCCTTTGATATCCCTATCAATGTGCCAGTGACATACCGGGAAAAGCGGGAGGCGGAGATGATACAGCGCAGGCGACACGAACTGGCAGTCTTTATGCGGCGGTCAAAGATGTATCTGACAGTTTACCGTGGGCTGCTTTGTATGGCAGTCCGTGAACGCAATGAACATTTCTGGGAAGGACTGGGAAGCTTGTCCCATGTGGAATATCTGCTTGATTGTCTGGAGCAGTGTCCAGAAGAACTATTTGCAGACAAGAAGGCGGTGAAAAAGATTGGAGAAGTCGAAAGACGAATTACTGACTGGTATGTCAGAATTGAGCCCGACGGAACCGTTTCCAGATGAAGTATTCTATCGAATATTTGAGATTGAGGACAATGTAGAACGGACCCAGTATATTGAGGCATTGCGGAATACTGCCAGGAGACTAAAAAGGGCGACAGAATTTAATAACGTCTATAAATCCTTTGTCCTAGATTATGCACAGCGCCAGAAACAGACCGGGCAGAAGACAAAGTTTACGGACCAGCCACTGGAACTGGTCTGCGGTGAATGGACTGCAAATGACCTGGGAGTCAGGGCCGTCCATTATGATAAAAATGCAATGCCCATGCCGGTCGTTGCCTGCAGCCATCCGATCCTGCCGGTGGAGATATTGAAAAATGTGGATACTGCCCAGGAGCGCATTACGCTGGCCTACTTCAAGTCCGCCACGTGGCAGACTATCACAGTGGACAGGAGCGTGTGCGCCAATGCCAATAAGATTGTGGATGCCCTGAGCCAGTTCGGTATAGAAGTAACATCTGACAATGCAAAGAACATGGTCCGCTATATATCAGAGTGTGTGGGGCTCAACCCATTAACCCTTAACCCGAAGAAATCCATCAACCGCCTGGGATGGGTGGGGAGTTCATTCACCCCTTACGCCGAAGATATCCGCTATGAGGGCGACATGGACTATGAGGTAATCTTCCGGAATGTGAAGGAAGCGGGCAGTTTTGACACCTGGCGGGATTTATGTGCCGGCCTGCGGCAGAATATCCCACTCCGGATGATGATGGCTGCCAGCTTTGCGTCCGTATTGCTGGAGCCCCTGAAAGTCCTACCATTCGTCCTTCATGTCTGGGGGACAACCGGGACCTGTAAGACGGTTGCACTGATGGTATCCATGAGTATCTGGGGGAATCCCAAAATGGGTGGCCTGGTCAAGACCATGAACATGACTAAAAATGCTATTATGCGTAATGCATCATTTTTATGCAGCATTCCCTTTGCTGGGGATGAACTGCAGACCATCAAGGATAAGTGGCAGGGGAATTTTGACCAGCTTATATACCAGATAACGGAGGGGGTTGACCGTGGCCGCGCAAGGGCTTATGGAGGCGTGGAAGAGACCAGGACCTGGAAGAACAGCTTCCTGTTCACGGGAGAAGAGCCGATTACGAAAGCCAACTCAGGCGGGGGATCAAAGAACCGAGTCGTTGAGATTGCCATTGATGGCCCGCTGGTAGATGACGGGCATTATGTGAGCAGCGTGGTGCAGGAGAATTATGGGTTTGCGGGGAGGAAGTTCGTGGAATACCTGCAGGGGCAGGAAACGGAAAAGATTGTGGGACGTTATAGGGAAATCTTTGACGAATTATGCAAACTGGATACGACCGATAAGCAGGCAATGGCAATGGCCTGTATCCTGCTAGCGGACGAAATCGCGGTAAGGCTGTTTTTTACGGAGGAACAGGCGCTTCGTGTGGAGCAGGTAAAACAGTACCTCCAGAGTGCATATGAGGTTGATGTAGCGGAGAGGGCTTATCAGTCAGTCTTAAACTGGGCGGCAAAGAACCCAGTCCGTTTTGAGGACCCAAAGGCCGACAGTTCACCGAATAAAGGCGAGGTGTGGGGGAAAATTGACGATAATCTCCTGATTGTAAACCGTGACGTATTATTGGCCTATCTGGATCAGGGAGGGTTTGACTATACTGCTGTCAGCAGGAAATGGAACGATAAGGGATATCTGAAGAGGACACCGCAGGGGAAGTTCATACATAACACAAAGGTGTATGGGATTAAGTCAAGTTATGTCAAACTCATCCTGCCACAGGATGATGACAGTACGGACCCGGATGGGTTCATGGTGGTTGAGGGGGAGCAGGAAAGGCTACCATTTGATTAGGTATGGGGGTCCAACCAGTCCAACCATGCGCATTTTTTAGGTTGGACCATGAAACCCGCATAAAATAAGGCTTTTTTATATACAGTCCAACCATCCAACCAGTCCAACCATTTTATATATATCGTATGGGGATGAAAAAAGTTTGTAGAAAATTTAACGAATATAGTTTTCCTCTAAAAATATACAGTTATGCAACCGGATTTTAGGTTGGACGGTTGGACCATACGTAAAATCAAGGGTTTCCGGGCCTGATTTGGTCCAAAACCCGGTTGGACGACCTTGAAAAACGGTTGGACCATAAGAAAAAAAAGGAGGATTGAAGAATGAGGATACCAATCATCAGGGTGAAAGACGGTGATTATGAACATATCGTAGGGACCAACAGCCATGATGTCCTGTATATAGACGAAAGAAGCGGAGGGATCCAGTACCTGAACATGCAGTGCTGTGAAGGAACGAAAAAGTTTGGGGCTGGACAGGCAATGCAGTTTGTTGGGGAGCCTATGGAGGAATATGATGTGCTTGGTCCGGAAATCAGGTTCGTGACAGTGGAGGAACTGATTGGGATTGCCGTGGAACACATGAAGGAAAGCACGGAAAATAAGATAAGGCTTCATGAGATGGCAAAGGTGTATCTGGAGGAAAAAGTAAAATGTCAGAAGCGGCTGGAAAACGATGATGTGAGGGATTCCAGTGGGGCGCTTCCCTTCTAAGGAGGATATCATGGGAAATAAAAGTACAGGGACACAGTTTGAAAAGGAGTTTGCTGACATCCTGGCGGCCAACTGGTTCTGGGTGCATCTATTCCAGGATAATAAAAACGGGCAGCCCTGTGACGTGATTGCGGCCAGGAATGGGCATACATACCTGTTTGACTGCAAGGACTGCCAGGGGGATTCCTTCCCGCTGAAGCGGATGGAGGAAAACCAGTACAACGCCATGCGCCTGTTTGAACTGACAGGCAACAGCCGCGGGCAGTTCGCCATCCGGTTCAGACAGGGCGGGATATATCTCATGGATTACTGGCAGCTGAAGGCATTACGGGATAATGGGATGAAGAGTATTGACAGGGCCGGCTGCCAGCTGTACGGGATGGATTTCCAGGCATGGCTGGCTGACAGGGGCAATGTGGACGGATGGGGTGGTGAGGATGCATGTCACGATTGGGAGTGAGATAAGGGTAAGGGATGCAGGGAAACCGGTATATGACTGGTGCAATGAGAACCTGATACTGCCGAACCCGGAATATACAGACCGGACCCGCAGGGGGCTCTGGACGGGGAATACACCGCGATACCTATGGCTCTACCGCGTAGAAGGCAGCGACCTGGTCATCCCGGTCGGCGTAGGGAAGCAGTTCAGGCAGTTCATGAGACCGGAGGATACGGTGGAGATACAGCTTGCGGATAACGGGAAGATGGAGTATGCGGGAGAGATCCCCCTGTATGACTACCAGGAACCGGCAGTCAGGGCCATGAGCCATAAGAGCTGCGGGATCCTGCAGAGCCCGTGCGGTTCCGGCAAGACACAGATGGGGATTGCCCTGGCGGCCGCATTATCACGCAGGACCTTATGGATCACACACACACAGGACCTGCTTACCCAATCCTTCGACCGGGCAGCCCAGTAC